TGCGAAGGAGCGATTCTGGGATCAGGAAATCACCCCTGATCGGAGACCAGATCATGACCATCGAGACCAAAGCCAAACCCACAGCCCCGGAGGCGCTGATCCTCGAGATCGCCATCAAGCAATTCTTCGTCGAGACGCTGGAAACCCGGAACAGCGACCAGCTGGATTTCCACGATGTCGCCGTCTGGGCGATGCGCGCCGCCCTGGAGGATGCCTTTGAGACCGGACGCCGCGCTGGAGCTGCTGCCGAAACCCAACCCTGAAAGGACAAGATAATGACTGCAATCACAACCATCCGCATAGACCACGCAGCGCTTCCCGCACAATTCGACCGCTCGCGCCCGAACGCCGTCGCCGAAGCCATTGAGGCCGCGCTGCGCGAAGACGGGATCAAAGCCGAAGCCTCGGACGTGATCTCGCATCTCAAGATTGAGCTGCCGACCACCCAGCTCGCCGCAGCCAGCGCTGTGCTGGCCAGCTTGCACCTGATCTGAGGGAGAGCAGAAACATGAGCACACGCGCGCAGATTACCATTCAAACTGGGCCCGAGGAATGGGCGCATATCTATGTCCATTTTGACGGCTACCCCAGCCACATGCTGCCCGCACTGGCGCGTTGGACGCCTGAGGACATCCTCGCCGCAAAGGAAATCCGGCAGGTGCGCACTGATGAACTGGACTGTTTCGATCCACCCCGCGCGCCGCAAATCCTGCCGCATCCGACCTGCGAGCTGTGCCACCTTTATCTCTGGCAGGACGGTGGCTGGGTAGAAGCCACCGACCGCGCCAAGGGATCAGAGAGCAATGTTATTGCTTTGAATTGACTACGATAATCACCCCATCAGAGCGATGATTGTCTCGAGAAAACGATGCAACTCGCTCAAGGAGCCACCCCCTATGACCCGCCGCGCCACCGATAACACCAAAGCCCTCGCCGCCTTCCTCGCCACCAAAGGCGAGATCGACGCGATGCTCGAACGCCTGACAGCGCTCAGCGCGGACCATTTTGACGCCCACCCCGACGAGATCAACTGGGGCCATGTCGGCACCCTGAACCACTACGCCAGCTTGCTGCGCCAGATCACCGACAGCGCCTTCTTCGAGGGCGAACACGCCGAGTGATCTTTTGCCCGCAACACAAGATCAGCCCGCCATCGGCGGGCTTCACCCGGTAGAAGGCACCGCAATCCGCGTCGCCTGTCAACCGGAGACCGTCATGACCCAAATTCATCTGTCCGATGCCCAAACCATCATCTTGTCAACCGCCTGCGCCCGTGCAACCGGTCTGATCTTTCCCGTCACTGCCAGCCTCAAGGGTGGCGCTGTCGGCAATGTCTGCAAAAGCCTGTTGAAGCGCGGGCTGATCGAGGAGATCGCTGCCGCTGATCCCGATACGGTCTGGCGGCACGATGACGCGGGTTCCCTGACCTTGCGCGCCACGCAACTGGCCCATTCCACGCTTGGGCTTGGCGACGCCGTCGACGAAGTGCCCTCCCCACAACAAGACCTGACAACTCCAATCCAGAGTGCGGGCACGAAACAGGAAGAGCTGATCGCCATGCTCCGTGCCGACGGCGGCGCGACCATCGATGAGATCGTCGCAGCCTTGGGCTGGCGGTCGCATACGGTTAGGGGCGCAATGTCGGGCGCGCTCAAGAAGAAGCTCGGGCTCGACGTCACGTCGGACAAGGTCGAGGGGTGCAAGCGGATTTACAAACTGCCAGCAGCCTGATCCATCAAGTGCCAAGTGCCAAGTGCCCGAGCCTTGCATGCCGCCGTCCTTTAGGAGGGCGGCTCAAGTCACTTTTTTTCTAAACACGCTATACTGAAAGCTCTGCCGATTGCCCTTCGGCGTGATGTGCATGTGCCGTCTGGCATCAATCGTTTCGAGCTGGCCGGTAAGCAGGTGGTCAAACTCGCGTTCGAGATCCTCCGGAGCGTAGCGCACCACCGGCAATCCGGAACAGGTCTCGGGGCCATCATCGGCAAAGGTCGCGATGATCGCTGTCCCACCCGGACAGAGTGCGTTCGACATGGCGCGCGCATAGGCCACGCGATCCTCAGGCTCCGTCAGGAAGTGGAAAACAGCCCGGTCGTGCCAGACCGCATACGTCCGTTCAGGTTGCCAGCACGTCACATCCGCCTCGATCCACGCGACCGCGTCGCCGCGAGGGCCAAGTCGCTGCCTGCTCACGGCCAATGCGGAGCTGGACAGATCAAGCACCGATAGCGGACCGAGGCCAGCGTCGAGCAGAGCATCGACAAGCCGCGACGCACCCGCGCCAATGTCGATGAATGCGTCCCCGGCCTTCAGATGCCGTTTGATGAGATCAAACGAAACCGACGGCGTCGCCTCGAACCACGTCAGTTCGTATTCCGCCCGCGCGCCGTAAACCCCGTCCCAGTGCTTTTGTCCGCCTGCCATGATCTCCAGTCTCTCTAATTTTTTTATCATACGGGGTTGCGCCGAAGGACGCCAATGGGTTTGGCACCACTGAGCGGTTTCAAGAGCCCCGGATGCGGATCGCCTCAAACAGCCGCCGAAGGGCAACAGAACGGGCAATGCTCACGAATGCAAAAATGGAGCCCATTTTCAGGTTCTGCGCCAGTGTCGTGTGCCACCCGAAGATCGGGAAGATCAGGATCTGGGTGAAGACCGCGACACCGTAGCCGATGATCACGTTAGCGACAGCCTCAACCAGCGACATGGTCCGCGACTGCTTCATGCAACCTCCTCATCCATCGGCCAGCAGTTCAGCTGCCAGAGTTCTGAGCGCATGCGCTGCAACCAGGGGGACCACGCCGTTGCCACAGAGGCGAAGCCGGTCCACCCGGTGGGCCAGCCCATCAGCGCCTCGACGAATGCTGGGTTCAAGGTTCGGCGCTGCTCGGAGGTATCGCTCCCAGCAATCGGCGTTACCAGGACCTGGCGGCCAAGCAGGCCGTTGACCGGCGTGTTCGCCAGTGTCGTCGCCCCGTCCTTGTGATCGCGCGCCGTCGGCGTCATCCACATGCGGCTGGCATGGGTCAGGTCGGCTGTCTTGCGTTTGCCTGCGCTCGGCTTGCAGCCGTCGTTCGCCATCGGCGTCGGCCAGTCCCGCGCCATGCCGTCCAGGCCTTTCTCCGCTCTCCGCTCGCCACCCCGGCTGCGGAAACTGTCGGTCTGCGGCGTGGGCCAAAGCGCAGCCGTTGTCGCCAAGTTCATCCCATGCTGACCCGCTTCCTGCGAAGGTGTCGGCCTGGTCTGCCGGTTCTCGTTGGCACTCGCGCGAGGCGTCGGCCACAGCCGCATCATTTCCGTCCGGTTCCCGCCACTCGAGCGGGTCCCAGAGCAGGCGCGCGGGGTCGGCCAATTTGTCTCCTTCGCGGATGGCGAGGATGAACAGGCGCTCGCGCCGATGGGGCGCACCGACTTCCGCCGCCGTAAAGAGGCCTGCCGCAAGGCGGTAGCCCATGCCGACCAGTCCGCTGGCGACTTCGGGGAAGCCGAGGCGGAGATGATGGGCGACATTCTCGAGAAAGACGAAGGGCGGTTCGACTTCACCGATGATCCGGGCGACATGCGGCCAGAGGTGACGCGGGTCTTCAGTGCCGAGACGCTTGCCCGCGACGGAGAACGGTTGGCACGGATATCCCGCAGTGACGATGTCCACCGCGCCGCGCCACTGTCGGCCGTCAAAGGTTCCAACGTCGTCCCAGATAACAGCCTGATCCAGGGACGCGTCTTCCATCCGCGCCACGAGAGTGGCTGCGGCGAAGGTTTCCCGTTCGACATGGCCCACAGCACGATACCCGGGGATGGCGATGGTGAGCCCGAGGTCGAGTCCGCCCGCGCCCGAGCAGAGGGAGAGGCCAAACAGGCATGCGTCTCCGGGTCCGGAAGCGCGTCCAGAGGAAGGTAGAGCCAGGTCATTCATGCCTCAATCGTCTTTGTTCTTGATTTCGTTGAACGTCTGGCCCGAGCCGGACAGAACTGCGTTCTGGCCCGTGAACTGTTGCCACCGCTCCGCAGCGACATCGACGTAAGCTGGATTGAGTTCGATCCCAAAGCACACGCGCCCAGTCGTCTCAGCCGCGATCAGTGTGGTGCCAGAGCCCATGAACGGCTCGTAGACCGCCTGCCCGGGGCTCGAGTTGTTCAGGATCGGGCGGCGCATGCATTCGACGGGCTTCTGCGTCCCGTGAACTGTGTCGGCATCCTGATCCTTGTTGGCAATCTGCCAGAGCGTCGTCTGCTTGCGATCACCCGCCCAGTGGCCCTTGCCGGTCTTTTTCACGGCATAGAGGCAGGGCTCGTGCTGCCAATGATAATCGCCGCGGCTCAGCACCAGACGGTCTTTTGCCCAGATGATCTGCGATCGGATGTTGAAGCCTGAGGCAATCAGGCTGTCGGCGACCGTGGTCGCGTGCAAGGCCCCATGCCAGACATAGGCGACGTCGCCGGGAAACAGCGCCCAGGCCTCGCGCCAGTCAGCCCGGTCATCATTCAGCACCTTTCCGGTGCGCTTGGTCGCAGCGGCACCTGCCTTGTTTCGCCAGCCGGGATCGTATTCGACGCCGTAAGGCGGATCGGTTACCATCAGCAACGGCTTCACGTCACCCAGTAGGCGTTCCACATCGGTGGCCACGGTCGCATCACCGCAGAGCAGCCGATGCTTGCCAAGCACCCAGAGATCGCCGGGTCGGCTGATCGGGGTTTCAGGCGTTTCGGGAACATCGTCCTCGCCCTCGCGGGAGGCGGCTTCAGGATCGACATCTCCGGCCAACAGGGCCTCGAGTTCAGCGTCATCGAACCCGATCAAGGACAGGTCGAAATCCTCGGCCAGCAACTCGTTCAGTTCGCCCGACAGCAGCGCCTCGTCCCAAGTGCCAAGCTCGGTCAGCTTGTTGTCCGCGATCCGGTAGGCCCGCCGCTGCGCCTCGGTCAAATGCCCGAGCACGATCACCGGCGCTTCGGTTAGTCCCAACTGCGTCGCGGCCAGCACGCGCCCGTGGCCCGCGATCAGCTCGCCATCCTCGGCCACGAGGCAGGGCACCGTCCAGCCGAACTCGGCCATGCTGGCGGCGATCTTCGCGACCTGGTCCGCGCCATGCGCCTTCGCGTTCTTCGCGTAGGGCTGGAGCTTTGCCAGCGGCCACATCTCGATCGCGTCCGGGGCGAAGCTCAGCGTCATGGCGGGCAAGGTTCCTCGGTTGGGTGGATGCCGGTGGCTTCCGGACTCCGGATGCCGCGCCGGACTCCGCGGGGTCCAGCGGCCACCAGCGGTGTCCGGTCGGAAATGCCTGTGTTTATTGGTGTTCGCGCGGGGCTCGGGTGGCTCAGGCTTCCGGGTGGCTTCCCAAAAATCCGGCCCTGTCGCTGGCGATGTCCCGCGCTTCGCCCGCCAGCATACAAATATGGCCAGGAAGGAACCGGAAACTGCCTCGGGTGGACCCCGGCCGGACCCTCGCTGGATACCGGGGTCCAGGAGACCCCCGTCAACGCAAAGGGGAGAGCGAGCTTTCCAGCGCACTCTCCCCATCTTGCCTTCGGAATAGCACGAACATGTTGCAGATGTCGAAGGGAAAAGTGTTGCAACACATTGGAGTCACTGCGCATTCAGCCGCGCGGCGATCTTGGTCAGCGCCAGCTGCCAGCGCCGCCACGCGGTGGTGCGGTCGCAGCCGAGCTCGCCGCTGATCTGCTTCCACGGTACACGGGCCGCGCGTGACCAGACGAGCTTGCGCTCCGCCTCCTCGATCCAGAGCACCCAGTCGAAGGTCTGCTCGAGCCGGGTGATCGCGGCGGCCGAGGGCCAGACCCGCATCGGCTGCGGTTCCATCGCCGCGATCTCTCGCCGGGTCCGAGCAACCTCGGGCCAGACGTTGAAATAGCCCTTGGCCTTCACCGGCGGCAGCTTGCGCAGGGTGCGGAACGCCTCCTCGAAATGATCGGCGACGCAGTCCGCGGTCCATTCGCGATCAGCCATGACGCGCCTCCCGTTCGGAAGGGCGCGGGCCATAGAGCTTCTCGCCCAGCTGGCGCACCAGTTCACGCTCGGGCCAGGTGAGGCGGTCATCATCGGCGGAGACCGCGAGGACGCCCTGTTCCTGCCAGCCCTCGCGCTTCACCTGCTCGGGATCCCGGCGTCGGCCGCCGTAGCCGTGGGGGTGCCATCTCATGCGACACCCCCGTTCGTTTCGATCGCCCAGAGGAGCAGCGCGATGGCGTCAGCCTCGTTGTCGTCGGCGGGGCTGAAGCCGCGGGCGCGGACGGCCGCGACCATTGCGGACTTGTCGGCGTTACCTTTGCCTGCCGCGTGACGCTTGATCGTGCCGACCGGGACGCCCTCGTAGGGCACGCCGCGCAGCTCGGCCCATGCGGTCAGCGTGGCCATGAGCCCGCCGTAGATGTGGCTCGCGTCAGTACCTGCGTGGCGGCGGACTTCCTCGAACCAGATCGCGGCGACAGGACCGGACAGCCGGTCGATCTCGGTCAGCCAGTTGGTGAAGCGCAGGTATCGCATGCCGCCGCCGTCGAAGCGGCGCGGGCGCAGCGAGACGGTGCCGCTGGTGATCAGTCCGTCATGGCCGCGGATCGCCCAGCCGGTCGAGGTGCCGAGGTCGAGCGCGAGGATGCAGCGGTTGCGGGGCGTGTCGAGCGGAAGCGATTCAAACCTTGCGCCGTCGCAATTCGGGATCAGAGTCGGCTGAGCCATGATGGGTCTCCTTTGCCGGTGGCCTGTGGTGGTGGAAGACGACGGCGGTCTGGTGCTTGGCGGTACGGGGCCGCCGTCGTCGGATCGGGACGCACAACAGGCCGTCACGGCGGTGCGCGCGGCTGACCCGGACGTATGGGAGGAGTGGCCAACCCTGTGGGGTGGCCCTCCCATACGTAGTATGGGGGTTTGACACCTAACTGTTCCTGGAGGGGCAAGTAGCTGAAATCATTAAGGAATAAGACTTCATGAAGTCTTCGGGCATGAGTTAGGGACCTAACTCTTATTTGCCCGTAACCCGTTGATTTCGTTGAGTGCACAGTTGGTGACGTCATATGAGTCAGGCCTCACTCATATGAGTTAGGTCGTCTTCGAGCCCGTCCGGGTAGACCCAGACAGCGGGGTTTTCGACCTGCAGGCAGAGCCCGGATTGGGGGCATTTGAAGTGGCTGGGCAGGACCTGGCGGACCTCCGTCGTGACCTCGCCGGTCGCCGGATCGACATGATCGACGGGTGCGCCGAACTGCATGCCCTCGACGCAGAGATAGCCGAACCGCGACCGGGTGACGGGGAAGCCGAACCCCGAGGGGTCGCGCAGGAACTTCACGAAGCCCTTGGTCGCCAGCACGCTGAGGCGTTCACGGATGGTGTGCTTGCTGCCCAGACCGCCCCGGTTCTCGAAGGTCTCGGCGAACTGCATCGCGGTGTAGAGGCGCTCGCTGGCCGCCTCATCCAGCAGCATGCCGAGGATGACGTCATGCTTGCGCAGCCGTTCGGCGTCGAGCTTGGCGCCGACCTCCTTGCGCACCAGGCGCTCGTTCAGCGGGTTCAGCTCGACCCATTCGCCCTTCACCTTGTCGATCAGCTTGCCCGGCAGCGCAGGCCCGTTCCGCAGCTCGATCTCCAGCCTGCGGACGGTGCTGTCCTCGTCGGGCCGGTGCATGAGCAGCCCCGAGGTGTAGAAGCCGCGCAGCGCGCTGGCGCCGGAAAGGGCGAGGAAGGGGTCGTCCTTGACCTGGTGCTTGCTGGCCTTGCGGGTGTGGTGGGCGAGGATGACGCCCGCATCCGGGTTCACCGCCTCGCGCAGAAGCTCCACCCGGTCCTTCAGGAAGAACATCATGGCGGTGTTGTCGTTCTCGCCGCCACCCTCGGGGCCGCCGTCGAAGAGGTTGCGGATCGGGTCGATGACGATGATGTCGGGCGGCGCATCGGGGAATGCCGTGCGGATCGCCTCTGTGACGCGGGCGACGCCCTCCGCGTCCAGCAGCAGCTTCAGCTTCGGCGTGGCGATGAAGGTGTCGCGTGCCGCGGCGATCACGGCGGCGGGCAGCGCGATCTGCTGCATGCGCTCGCGCAGGTAGTGATACTGGATCTCGGCCTGCAGATAGAACACGCGCAGCGGACGAGGCGGCGTGAAGCCGAGGAACGGCACGCCCGCCGCCATGTGCACGAGCCAGGAGATCAGGAAATCGCTCTTGCCGACCTTCGGCGCGCCGCCCAGCACCAGAAGCCCGCCCGGCGTCAACACCCTCGGTCCGATAATGTCCTCGGGCATCGGGCTCGTGTCATCGAGCAGTGCCCCGAGGCTGAAGGTCGGCAGCGGGCTGGTCGGGGCATCAGCGTGGGCCGCGCGCAGGAGCGGCGGGCCGTAGCGCTTCACATGCAGCGCCCAGAGGCGTTCGGACTCGGCCTGCAGCCGATCGAGCGGCCAGGACGGGCGCAGCATGGCGGCGTTGTAGCCGCAGATCGCCTCCCAGCCCGCGAAGGGATCGAGGCGGCCTTCGTGCACCAGGCGAACGTAATGGCCGATGGCGGCGCTGGCCCCCTGGAACCGGGACCAGTCGTCGACCGCGCCCTCACGCACCGGCGTGGTGAGCACCGCGTCGATGCCGGGCTTCTCGGGCGGGGCGGACTGGTCACTGGCGAAGCCCACACCCGGCAGCGGCGGCATGTCAGCGACCCTCTCGGCGAAGTCTGCAAGGTCCACCTCGACGTCGCGATGTTCGCGGATCTGCACAAGGCGCTGGTGGCCATGCTTGTGATAGACCGTGCCTGGCACCCGGATCGGCTGGTGCGCCGAGCGGAAATGCGTGTCGCCGCCGACCTTCACGGCGATGTCGCCGCGCAGGCGGCAGAGGGTGGCAAGGTCGTCACCCTCGGCGGGTTCGGTCAGTTTCCACCAGACATGGAGCTTCGCGGCACCCTCGGGCGTGCGGCCGCCGCTCTCGATGATCAGCGTGGGAGCGCCGAGGTGGCGGGTGACATGGTCAAGCTTGGCCGGGATGTCGCCTGCGTCGAGATCGACGACGATGGCTTGCATCTGCAGCACATCCGCTGCGCGAGCCTGACCCTGTTCGGCGACGGTGCCGGGGATGACATAGACGGCCGCCCCTTCGCGGTTGGCCCATGCGGCGAAGGTCGCGAGCTTGCCGGGCGCGGTGTCGTCGGCCGGGATCCAGATATTGTGCGGCTTGCCGTCCCGGCCCTGACCCTTGTCGACAAAGCCGCGCAGCGGGATCAGCCCCTCGCACCAGCTGAAGACGGTATCGAGGAAGATGACGACCTGGTCCGGGTCGGGATCGCAGCCGAACGGGTTCTCGGCGGGAGGCCCGTCGTTGAAGTCCATCCAGGGATTAAAATGCAGGATGCCGTCGTCGCTCACCGCTCGAACCTCCAGCAGCGCTCGGCCCACGGGCAGAAGCGGCATTCAAAGAAATCGGCCGTGGTGGCGACGCGCGGCAGCAATTCATCCGCGTCGGTCGCCTGCAGTATCCGCACGCCCCGATCTGACATGCGCTGCGCGAGATCGGCATCGAAGGGCACCAGTTCGTGGTGAAGCTCGGCGGTGTCCTTGTTGATGGCGGTGAATACGGCGGGCGCTGCCGAAATGCCGGGGACGGTCCCTTCCATGTAGGCTTGGTAGAGCGCGATCTGGGCGGCGTAGACCGGCTTCGACTTCGTCACGCCGTCCTTGACGCAGGAGCGCCAGTTCTTCGCGTTCATGGTCTTGCATTCCCAGAGCGCGGGAACGGCGAGACCAAAGCCCTCAGGCCCAGCGGCGATGATGCCGTCGACGTGACCCCGGATGCGCCCGCCTGCGACGGAAAAGCCGAACTGGCCGCCGTCAGGCCGGTTGCCCTTGCGGGTGTAGAGATCGAAGCCAGCGCGGCGCAGCCAGGCGACGGCCAGATCCTCGAGCGCATGGCCAATGGCGAAGATGCGCAGCGACTGGCCCGAGAAGTCCTGGCCCTCGTCCTTCGGCGTTGCCGTGAACTCGAACTGCAGAGCCCGCTCGCAGGCATGGCCGAGGCGCGATCCGCCCAGATAGTCGCGGGGCGGCCGCGTCGCCTGATCGGCGGTCAGCGCTCGATCGACAGCGGCGTTGACCCGGTCCGCGAAGCTGGGGCGGCGGTTATAGTCCAGCATCAGAACGGCACCTCCGGTGTCTGCGCCCGGGCGATGTCGGACATGGCCTCGCGGAAGCCCTCGACAGCTTCCTCGATGAGCCCGCGCACCTGAGCCTCGGTCAGATCGGCGAGCGGTGTCGTCCAGCCGATCTCGTCCATCAGCAGCGCCACGCGCTTCATGGTGGCGGTGATCGCGGCGCGTTCTTCCTCGGTCAGATCAACCATGGCTGAACGCCCCTGCGCCAACCGCGTCCAGTAGTCTTGGCAGGACATCGAGCAGAACCAGACCGATGGCCGGGGCCGCTTCGACCGGTGCGGATCGAACCAGCCAAAGCCACGGCTGGGTTGCCGGCAGACAGCACAGAGCGTTCCACGCGGATGCCAGAGTCGCCGCCGGTCCTCGGCCGTGATGGGGGTGGAGGTGGACATGGGTCATGCCGCCCTCCGTTCGGGAGCGGCCGCCGCGTCGATCAGCTGCCGGATTGCGTGCTTGTTGAAGCCAAAGGTCATCAGCGCCGAGGCGCGGTAGCGCGTCAGGCCGAAGTCATGGCGGCACTCGGGCGACAGGTACTGCAGCTGCTTTTCCGTCGGCGGCTGGCGCAGCCAGGAGCGGGTCTTGAAAGCGCTCTCGTCGGTCTCGTGGGTGTTCAGCCAGTCGTCGGCCTGCGCGAGGCAGACGGTGCGCTCGCCGACGCCCAGCAGATGCGGGCGTTCGCCCTTCGCCCCGCCAATGGCGTACCAGACCCCGTCCAGCCAGAAGATGCCGCCCCAGGCGGTGAAGCCCGTGGCCATCATCGCATCGTCGGTTCCGAAGATGTCGACCCACGCGAAGCTGGACCGTTTCAGCAGGTCGATCTCGGTCATCATGAAGCCGGAGAGCGGCGCGGCACTGGCGCCTTCACCGGCCTCCTCATCCTCGCGCGGGAACGCCTCACCGCAGAGCGGGCATTCGGTGGCGGCCAGCGGGATCTCAGCCTCGCAGGCCGGGCAGGTCTTGGTCGGGGCCTCGCCGGTCTCAGTCTTGCCGTCGAGATCTACATCCTGTTCCAGCGTGCCGTGGATCAGGCTCGAGGTGCCGAAATCCAGAACGACGCAGTCGGTCTTGACGATGCCCGGGTGTTCCTCGGGATCGACGGTGCGCAGGCCGCGCCCGACCATCTGGATCATGGTGGACTTGTAGGAGCTGGGGCGCAGCAGCACGACGCAGGAGGTGGGCGGGTGGTCCCAGCCTTCGGTCAGCACGGCGACGTTGACGACGACGCGGGTGTCGCCCGCCGCGTAACTGGCGAGGATCGCCTTGCGCGTCTCGGCCGCCAGATCGCCGTGGATCAGCGCGGTGGAAACGCCTGCCGCCCTGAAGGCGTCGGTGACGTGTTCGGCGTGGGCGACAGTGGAGCAAAACACCACGGTCTGCCGGTCGCCCGCCTTCTCCTTCCAGTGCCGGATCACCTCGTCGGTGACGGGGGCGCGGTCCATGATGCCCGCAACCTCCGCCATGTCGAAATCCGACATCGTCTTGCGGACCGCGCGCAGCTCGTCCTGCACGCCCACATCGATGACGAAGGTGCGGGGCGGCACCAGATGGCCCGAAGCGATCAGTTCACCCAGCCGCACCTGGTCGGCGACATTGTCGAAGACCTCGCGCAAGCCCTTCTTGTCGCCCCGGTTCGGCGTCGCCGTGACCCCGAAGATGCGGGCGTCGGGATTAGCGTCGCGCACGCGGTCGATGATGCGGCGATAGCTGTCGGCGACAGCGTGATGAGCCTCGTCGACGACCAGCAGATCGAGACGCGGCATGTCGGCGAGGTTGGATGCGCGCGCCAGCGTCGGCACCATCGCAAAGGCGACCTGGCCGCCCCAGGACTTCTCCGTGGCGTCGATGACCGAGGTGGCGACGCCGGGCACGACCCGCTGGAACTTGGCGCGGTTCTGCGCCGTCAGCTCGTCGCGATGCGCCAGCACGCAGGCCTTGGCACCGTCGCCGATCATCTCGCCGGTGACCGCCGAGAGCATGATGGTCTTGCCCGCACCGGTGGGCGCCACGCTCAGCGTGTTGCCGCGGGAGGCGAGCGCAGCCACGCTGCGCTCGACGAAGGTCTTCTGGCGGGGGCGCAGGCGCATGGCCGAGATCCCCCTTACTGCGCCCAGCTCGGCCGACCGGCGGTGCCGGGGGCGGACGCGGGCTGGCTGGGCTGGGAAGGTGTGGCGGGCTGCTGCGGGACATGGCCCTGCGCCGGGGCGGCGGCGAACTGCGGCGCGACGGTGCCCATCAGCGCGGCATAGTCGCGGTGGTCAGGCGTGACGGCGGCGCGGATCTCGTTCTTGTCCTCGCCGTTGGTGTCGGTGCCGATGTCGATGCGGGCCACGAACTCGACGCCGTCGAGATCGCCGAACCCGTTGATGCGGCGGCGCGCCTGCGCTTCGGGCGAGTTGTCCTTGTCGGAAATCCCGCGCGCCGAATTGAGGATGCCGCGGATCAGGCCGCGCCCCATGTTCGCCCAATCCGGGCCCTTGGGGCTGTAAAGGCCGATCAGCGACCAGACCTTGCGGCGGGCATAGGGCCCTTCGAGCACCGTGTACTCGGCGTCGAGATAGACGGCGCCGGTGGCGGCGCGGCGCGCCCAGCCGCCAGTCCAGCCCTGCGCCGGGTCGTCGAAACCTCCCGGGCGGAGGGCCAGGCGCACCCTGGCGAGGGTGCCCTTGGGGATGACGTTGGTGTTCGATTGCGCGGAGTTGAAGTCGTTCCAAGGTCCGGACATTGCGCGGCTCCTTTCAGTTGGAGGATGGGACGCGCAGCGGCGTCAGAGGGGAAAAGCCACCCCGGCGCCCGGATCGGGACATCGGGGGTGGCGAGAGAGGATCAGCCATGGTCGGGCACCTGCGCGGCGGCGGGTTCGGCCGGGATGACCACCGGCGGCCAGGTCAGGCGTTCGGAGGCGGGCGCCGCGGGGCGCTGGATCTTCTCCATCAGCCGGCCGAGATGCGGGGCCTCGACCATGTCGAGGCGGCCGGAGCGGTCCTTGGCCGGATAGCCCCACGGGTTCAGCGTCTGGCAGACGAACGCGCGCTGTGGCTGGCCGCCTGGGTCCGGGATGTCGGCCATGGCGATGACCTGATCCACGATGCCCGGCAGCTCGAGCCCGGTCTTGCTGCCGTCGATCTGCGGCTGGAAGACCTTGCGGTTGAAGTCGTCCAGCTTCTCGTCGAGGATCCCGACGAACCAGACATGCTTGCCGCGCGTGTGCTGCAGATGGGTCAGCCAGGCGAGCATCTCGCGGCCATGCAGCCCGTAGGCACCCCGGATGTCGGGCTTGCCGGTCTTCTCGGAAAATGCCTCCGCCTGGCCACGGCACCATTGGAAGCACAGCCGCCCGGCCACGGTGATCGAGTCGATGAAGATGGTCTCGTACTTCGCGATCACTGCCGGATCGCCGTAGCGGCCGCAGACCTCGTCGAAATGCGCCTGGCTGTAGGGCTGGTCCTCGCGCAGCGCCGGGTTCGGCCCGCCGATGAACACCGCGAAGTCGCGGCACTCCCTCCAGGTGCGGGGCCGGAGCGTGTCGATCTCCAGCCCCTCGACCGCCAGATCGCCGGCCTCGAGATCGAGGAAGAGCGTGGTCGAGGCGTTCAGCGTCCAGAGCAGCGACGTCTTCCCGATGCCGGACCGGCCGAAGATGACGCCCTTGATCCCCTTGCGCTGCGCGAGCCGTTCGTCGGCGCCGATGATGGGAAGGGCCATCACTAGCCCTCCTTCTTCATCACTGCCGGGGCGGCGCGGTCGGCGCCAATGCACCCCGCCTCGCGGGCGAGCTTGTAGAGCCGCTTTAGCGCGTCGGCCCGGCGGTAGGCGGCCGAGCTCTCCCGCTCCGCTTCCACGATCGCAAAGGCGATCTCGTCGACGGTGGCTTCCACGACCGGCAGCGGCTCGCGGGGTTCGTCGCCGGGGCGCTGCGGGAAGGCGATGGTCTCGGGGAGGTCTTCGAGGGCGTAGTTCGCGGCGCGAAGACGGGTGAAGTCGTCCGGCTGGTCCGGCATTGCGGTTCTCCGTGAGATGAGGTGATCGAGGAGGCGCATCACGCGGCCTCGCGGTGGTCGGGCGCGGGCTCGGCGACGTAGATCGCCAGCAGCGGCGTCCCGTCGGCATGGGTGCCGGCGTCCTCGATCTGATAGTTGCGGTTGGACTCGCAGACCTCGGTCAGTTCCCAGCGGCGATAGAGCCCCGGAAGACGCCTGAAATCCTCGAGCGACAGATCGGCAGTTCGGTTCATGCGTGTCTGCTTTCGGTTGGAGGGAAGGCGCTCGGGGCGCTCGAATGGGAAAAGCCACCGGCGGGACCGGATCGGGACATCGGCTCAGGGGATTTCCTGGAGGGCGTCGCGCAGCTTGCGCATGGCGCGCTGGTACCGCTTGCGGGCGGCGGCCTCGGTCAGCCCCAGTTCGACGGCCACCTCGGCCTGCGAGAAGCCCTCGATCGCCACGCGGATCACCAGCAGGGCGTCATCGCCGAGCAGCTTCCGCACGGCGCCGTTCAAGCGCGCGTACCCGGCCGCGCCGATCCCGCCGTCGCCGGTGTCCGCCACCTCGTCGGGGTCGGCGCCGCTGGCGAGATGCTCGCGCGCCGCGTCGCGCTGGCGCGCTCGGATCATGTCGCGCTCGACGTTCCGCAGCACCGTGGCCGCAATCCAGTTGACGCGCCCGAGGTCGAGGCCGCGGACCGCGTCGGTGGTGCGCGACAGCACATCGGACGCGATCTCGTCGGCTGAACCGATCCTGCGCCAGAGCGACCGGCGCCGGATGGCGTCGAGCCCAGGCCAGAGCGCCAGCAACAGCATCGTCAGGGCGCAGTCGGACGCGGGGCCGTCGCCCTGCGCCGCCTCGACCAGTGCGGAGAGGATCACGTTCTTCCGGGCCGGATCGCCGGTTGTGCGATGCAGCCCGTCCAGCAAAGTCGCCGGATCCCGGAACGGCGCGATGGCGGCCTGCGTGCGCCGGATGGCATCGAAGCTGCGCTGAAAGTTGAGGGTGGAAGCGGAATGCATGATTTGATCACGGATCTCGTGCCATGCGAAAGACATTGGACGCCTGCCTTGCGGCCAGGCGTCCAGCGCCTTTTCGTGGCCAGGTCAGGACGTCGCGCGTCTCTGCGATTTCAGGGGGGTGGTGGTAGTAGAGCGCGTCAGCCAGAGGGGTTGGACGCTTGGTTCAGTGTCCCGCAGCCGCGGCAGGTGGCCTGGACAGGGAAGCCCACGAAATACTCGTGCCCCCGCGCAAAGCGCAGGTGCATGCGGCCGTCCCGGCAAACGCCGAGCAGCTTGTCACAGCGCGTGCAGCGCCATTCCGGGTTCAGGGTATTGGGCTTGGGTTTCGCGCCGGTGGGCCAGTTTGATAGGGCTGGTTGGCGCGATGGGAAGGGAGTCGGCATGGAAGTGCTCCTCTATGTGGAGCCTTTCCAATAATCAGCCGTTTGTTAGACCGTCCCCCTGCGTATGTTAGACCGTTGTTAGACGGGCTCTTCGACCGGGGTTTCGGGCGCGCTTTCCAACGCAGGCGCGGTGGTGACCAGACGCCAATACCCGCGCTTTGCCCCTTTGCTGATGTAAACGTTCACCAGGCTTTCCCACATGTCGGCTCGGAATGCTTGCTGCGGGCTGCGTGATCCGAGGCCGTCCATCAGTTCCTTGACCTGCACATCCGGACTACCAGCCTTTTCTGCCGAAACCAGCCTTTCGAAGAGAGCGATCTGATCAGGGCCAACCAAAGCCACGGAATCTTTGCCCGGCACGTGCAGCGTTGCCGATTGTTTGCCCGATCTTAGTACCTGCGGGGTGGCCCCGCCCCGAGCTAGCGACAGGTTGCCGCGATAGGCCAAATCAAGGCCATCACGGGCTACAACAAGTTCTTCACCGTCGGGCGACAGGTTCGTCAGGATGGGTACGACCACGTTCGGTCCAAGGCAGGTCGGATGGTCGGTCCCGGCCGCCAGAACGATGCCGACCCCAGCCTTGTTGCGTGCCCGCAAAGCCAAATCCAACCGTCCGATTGTCTTGGCATCCTCGAGCCGCCGTGCGAAATACACTGGGACTTCAGAAGCATCGATCTGCATGGAGCCGAGCAGCGTGAGGTCTGCATCCAAGACCTGCGATGTGCGCTTGTTCAACAGCGGCTTCATCAACCGAACCACCGTTTCGTGCAGCCATTGCCGATTGATCTCATACATTTCGAGATCAGCTGCTGGCCGGGTGCCGCCGCTTTGACCAAATGGCCCGATCGTCCGGACCATGCCTTCATGGATCGAAGGTTTCACCGCGCCTTCGCCAGCCATGTCATCGTCGTCGATCAGCACGATATCCTGACGTCCACGCCGCTCAAGGAGACCACCCTGAATCAGGTGATCGGGGTCCAATCCCATTTCGCGCAGGTATTCGCCACTAACCTCATCGTCCACACGGTCATGAAGCGCGACCAGTTGCGGGAAGATTGCACGCAGGTCATTGGGGTCGATTTGCTTGAAGGCACTGAGGATTCCCCACGCGTCGAGCAGCGCAAAGCCAAGATTGCGCTCCTCCGGATCCTTGTTGCTTTGAAGGTTGCAGCTTTTCGAACCGGAAATCGTGATGTTCAGGGTGCGCTCCTTCTCGTCCCCCACCCTGTTGTAGGCGACAGCGATACCGATGCGGCTGAAGCCGTCGGCGCGGCGGAAGATGTTGTTCGGTCTCAGGTAGCGATCAGCCACTTCACCGATGTCATCCTCGATCGCAACCTTCAGGAGCAGCTTTCGGCTCCAGTTTCCAAGCCGGATCTCGGCCTCAAGCACCTTGGCGAACTTGATCTCGAAGCCTTCAACATTTGGCGGATCGAGATGCAACGACGACCGGAACCGGGACAAGTTGTAACGCTTCCAAGTCAGAGGCTTTTGCGAAACATCGTGGCCAAGCGTGATGGACGCGAAGGCGCCAGCGACTTCCTGCCGGACCACCGGGCTGTCCGCGCAGACCTCGATCTGCCGCATAGATGGTGTGTAAATGAGGGTCGCTTCGTTCGGTGGACGAAAATAGATCGTGCCCCTGCGACCATCATCCCGATGATCGTAGACACTTGAAAGCGGCCCGCCGTGGCGGACGATCAACATGATCGACGCGGGGTGAACTGACGTCGCGGGCAGATCGAGTGCTTTGACGGTGCAATTGGTCTTGAGTTCGAGAACCTTGGTGATCTTTGCTGCGAGTGCCGCCTCATCAATCGCTGCGGCATCCAGCACGGTCGCCTTTTCAAGTTCCACCTCGAAAGCATCGTACATCTTCCCGTAGTCGCGGAACTGCCGGGCAAAATGAAAACTCTCAGCATCCTCGAATATCTGGCGAGCATTCTGGAATGCCCAAATACTCCGGCAAAGGGGGTCGGGTTGTTTATCGAATTCTTGCGCCTGGCCGTCATCGAGTTTCTGCTCAACAATGGTATTGAGGGAAGTGAGGCCTTTTCCTTCGGCAAGGGCACGAATCCGGCGACAGCGCTGTTCTGCAGGTCTCAACTCATCCGCGTCAAATTCGGTGAGCGATTCAATGAGTGCCGTCTTGAATGCATCGACAGCTTCATCGTCTGCGTGATCAGGGAGGTCATCTTGGAGATTAAATTCTGGCTCATTTTCGCCTTCCCGAACGGAAAGTACCGCATTGGATAAATCGATCCGGGCATCTTCAATCAGAGCAAGAACATGCGGGCCGATCGGAACAACTTTGCGCGGCATGATCTCATCCTCTCGATTGAAAGCATCTGACTGATTCAACTCTCGATAATCGTGAACAAAACTTCAAACCGCAAGAGTGGACGTTCCATATCCGTTCCGTTTTCTGTGCTTGGACCCGAGCGACTTGTCCCATCTGGGGTTCGGATCTGGCTTTTCGTCGGTAAGGAAACCCCTGAAGTCGAGATGCCGAACGATGAAACGCCCGAATTCCCTGCCACCCTCGGCCATGTCACCTGCTGAACGCCGTGCAGAACTTTGCGGCCTACTGGCGCTCGGGCTGATCCGATTGCGGATGCGGGACACGGGACAACCTTCTGATAAAAAGGGAGAAAGTTGCCTACACTATCCGCCAGACCAATGCATTCATGCAACTCCAACAGACCGGAGACACGCATGACGAAGCCCGATCCCATCCCCGCGCGCCTGGCAGCGCTGAAGACAACATCGACGCTTGAGCTGAAGGCGCAGTGGCGCGACCTGTTCGAAACCGAACCTCCGCCCTTCAACCGCCGCTACCTTGAATCCCGGCTGGCCTATCGCATCCAAGAACTGGCCTATGGCGGGCTGAAACCCGAAACCATCAAGCGGCTGGAAGCCTTGGGGGAACAGCTAGATGGCGGCAACATCACCACCCGCCGCATCCGCGCTGATCGCGACCGTCCGATCACCGGCACCCGGTTGCTGCGCGAATGGCAGGGCGTCGAGCAGATCGTCACTGTGACGCAAGGTGGCTTCGAATGGCAGGGGCGGCCATATCAGTCTCTGTCCGCCATCGCACGGGCTATCACCGGCACGCGCTGGAACGGCTGGGTGTTCTTCGGACTGAAAAACCATCGGAGGGCGGCATGAACAAACCTATCGTCCGCAAGCTGCGCTGCGCGGTTTATACCCGCAAATCCTCCGAGGAAGGGCTGGAGCAGGAGTTCAACAGCCTGCACGCCCAGCGCGAGGCTTGCGAATCCTACATCGCCAGCCAGCGTTCCGAAGGCTGGGTGCTGGTTCGCGACCAGTATGACGATGGCGGTATTTCCGGCGGCACGCTGGAACGGCCCGGCTTGAAACGGTTACTTGCTGATGTCGATGACGGGCTGGTCGACGTGGTGGTGGTCTACAAGATCGACCGCCTGTCCCGCTCGCTGATGGATTTTTCCAAGCTGGTTGAGGTGTTTGATCGGAATGGCGTGACCTTCGTTTCCGTGACCCAGTCCTTCAACACGACGACTTCTATGGGCCGCCTGACACTGAACATCCTGCTAAGTTTCGCGCAGTTTGAGCGCGAGGTGACTGCCGAACGAATCCGCGACAAGGTCCGCGCCAGCCGGATGAAGGGGATGTGGATGGGTGGCTGCCCACCGCTGGGTTACATCGTGAAGGACCGCAAGTTGCTGGAGAACCCCGAAGACGCCGCCCATGTCCGCTGGGTCTTCGCGCGATTCATCCAAATCGGATCTGGCACAGTGCTGGCGCGCGAACTGGCCGAGCGCGGCGTTACGACCGCTCGCGGCCATCGGATCGACAAGAAGTTCATCTACCGGATGCTGAACAACCGGGTTTACATCGGCGAGGCAGTTCACAAGGGAACCAGCTACCCCGGCGAACACAAAGGGATCATCGACCGCGAAGTCTGGGACAACGTTCACAGCATCCTGACGGAAAGCCCGCGCAAGCGGGCAGCAAACACCCGCGCCGACACGCCCTCGCTGTTGAAAGGGCTGCTCTATGGTCCCGACGGCGCTGCTTTCTCGCCGACCCACACCCGCAAGGGCGGACGGCTGTATCGCTATTACGTCAGCCAGAACGTGCTGAAGCATGGAGCCGGGTCTTGCCCGGTCGGGCGCGTCCCAGCAGGCGAAATCGAAGCTGCCGTCATCGCCCAACTGCGCGCCGTGTTCCGGCAACCCGAGATCGTGGCGGGCACTTGGAAAGCGGCCAAGGCGCAAGATGGCAGCATCACTGAAGCGGATGCAGTCGATGCGCTAACCCGGCTCGATCCGCTGTGGGATGAGTTGTTCCCTGCCGAACAGGCACGAATTGTCTCGTTGCTGGTCGAGCAGGTCGACATCGGCACCGAGGGGCTGAACGTCCGACTGCGAATGGACGGGCTGACTGCGCTGGCGCGCGAAATGGCCACTGATGTTGGAGAGGCTGCATGACCCGCGTAAAGCCAATTCCAGACACCATCAACATCCATGTCCCGTTCCGTATCGTTAAGCGCGGCGGGCGGAAGGAGATGGTCTTGCCGGAAGGCGCGCAGACCCGTCGCCAAGCCGATGACAGCCTTATCAAGGCGTTGGCCCGCGCTTTCCGCTGGAAACGGATGCTGGAGTCTGGCCAGTTCGCCACTATCGCGGATCTCGCAAAGTGCGAAGGAATCGCCGCACCATACCTTACGCGCGTGTTTCGGCTCGCGTTCCTAGCGCCCGACTTAATCGAGGCGATCCTCGAGGGGCGACAGCCGACGGACGTGACGCTTCAATCACTGCGAGGACAGTTTCCAGATGAATGGGCCTGCCAACGCATGTGGCTGCGTGGCACGACGCAATAGGGCTTGCGGCAAAGATCGGGCAGGCTGTAGGTTCTGGAAACTTGAGTATGGCGAAAGAGCTTCAAAACCAAAGAATTGCGCGTTGAAATGAGCCCATTTCTTTGACAAGCCATTAGCCTTTCGATGGCGGGTTGAAACCGGGCAGAGAAGATTGCGTATGAATGAGGCCGATACCTGCAGGAAATTCGTCGTCCCCAAGCTGCAAGCAGCGGGTTGGGATGATCGCCCGCACGCAATAAATGAGCAGAGAACTTTTACTGACGGCCGTGTGGTATTCATTGGTGGCAAGGCGCGTCGTGGTAAGCAGAAGCGATCCGACTACCTGCTCCGATACAATCCCGATTTCTCGATAGCAGTTGTCGAGGCCAAGTCCCGTTACAGCCATGCGGCTGAAGGGCTTCAGCAAGCCAAGGAGTATGCCGAAATTCTCGGTCTTCGGTTCGCTTATTCCACCAATGGCATCGAAATTGTCGAATTCGACTATACAACCGGCATTGAGCGAATGATCAGGGATTTCCCATCGCCCGCTGATCTCTGGGCGCGTCTGCGTCGTGCCGAGGGTATCGTCGATGACGAGGTGGCGGAACGGCTGCTGACACCCACGTTTCCTGACAGGTCGAAGCCCCTGCGTTATTATCAGGAGATCGCCGTAAACCGCGCCGTTCAGGCTGCGCTGCAGGGCAGGAAGCGGGCGCTCCTGACCTTGTGCACGGGGGCAGGCAAGACCGCTGTCGCCTTCCAGATCTGCTGGAAGCTCTGGTCGGCACGTTGGAATTCGAAGGGAGTCAACCGCAACCCGAAGATCTTGTTTCTCGCCGACCGAAACGTGCTTGTCGACGATCCGATGGCGAAGGATTTCAGCCCATTCGGCGATGCCCGACATAAAATCGCTGGCGGCGTAGCTGTTAAAAGCCGCGATATATATTTCGCAATCTACCAGTCCATTGCGCGAGATGAAAATCGTCCTGGCCTCTATCGCGAATATGCACGGGATTTTTTCGACCTCATAATAATCGACGAGTGCCACCGGGGCAGCGCGCGTGACGACAGCAATTGGCGCGAGATTCTCGAATGGTTCGCGCCAGCAACCCAGATCGGAATGACGGCGACGCCGCGGCGCGAGGAAAACCTCGACACCTACAACTACTTCGGCGATCCACTTTACGAATACAGTCTCGCGCAGGGCATCGCCGACGGCTTCCTCGCTCCGTACCGCGTTCACCGTGTCATCTCGGACTACGACGCCGCCGGATGGCGCCCGACGCGGGGCGAACTCGACCGTTACGGACGCGAAATCCCTGATACCGAATATTCGACGCGAGACTTCGAGCGGGTCGTGGCGCTTCGTGCGAGGACGCAGGCCATTGCGAAACACTTGGCGGGCTTCATGGCAGAGACTGATCGCTTCGCCAAAACCATCGTCTTCTGCGTCGACCAGGAACACGCGCTCGAAATGCGCCAGGCGCTCGCCGCCTTGAACACCGATCTGGTGAAGGATCACCCTGACTACGTTTGCCGCGTAACATCCGATGAGGGTGATGTTGGCAGCGCGCACCGGGCCAAGTTCCAGGATGTCGAAACCCAGACGCCGGTCATCCTCACCACGTCGCAGCTTTTGACCACCGGCGTCGACGCCCCGACCTGCAAGAACGTTGTGCTGGCCCGGGTCGTGGGCTCCATGCCGGAGTTCAAGCAGATCATAGGACGCGGGACGCGCCTCAGGGCCGACTATGGGAAGCTCGCCTTCAACATCATCGACTACACCGGTACCGCGACACGAATGTTCGCCGACCCGGCGTTCGACGGCGATCCCGTTCGCGAAGATGAAACGGTGATCAATGCAGAAGGTGATGTCGTTGAAGAGCGCGAGATTGAGGAAGTGGCGCTGGATCCCGACGATTTTCCGGATATTCCGGATGGACCGGTCGATCTCGACGACGAGCCAGAGGCCGGCCCCCGCAAATTCTATGTCGATGGCGGTGAGGTTTCGATTGTCCGACACCTCGTTTACGACCTCGACTCCGATGGACGGCAGCTCGCCTGCCGCCAGCTGACTGACTATACCGGCGACAAGGTCCGCACCCTGTATCCCAATGCCTCGGAACTGCGGAGAGACTGGCTTGATCCTGAGCGCCGGGCCGAGATCGTCGAACGGCTGGAGGAGAAAGGTATCGAGCTCGACTCCCTTGCCGATGCTGTCGGAAAGCCGGAGGCCGACCCGTTCGACCTTCTTTGCCATCTTGCCTATAACGCGCCGTTGCGCACCCGCCGCGAGCGCGCGGACCGCCTGCTGCGGGAACAGGACGACTTTCTGGCCTGCTTCGGGCCTGATGCCCGTGAAGTTCTGGATGCCTTGCTCGAGAAATATGCCGAACACGGCAGTGCTCAGTTCAAGCTGCCCGACTTCCTTGAAATTCCTCCATTTAACGAATGGGGTAATGTAATTGAAATTGCCGCCCGCTTTGGCGGCGGCAAGGAGCTGCGCAGCGCCGTCACCGAGCTGCAGCGTCTGCTCTACACCGCTTGAATTGAAGGAGTGCCAAATTGGCCACAACCGCCCGCAAGAAGGCTGCGCCGAAGCAACTGACCACTGCCCAGCGTCTCGACAGCATCATCAAGTCCGCGCGCAAGATCATGCGCAAGGACAAGGGGCTGAACGGCGATCTCGACCGCCTGCCGATGCTGACCTGGATCATGTTCCTGAAGTTCCTCGACGACATGGAGCGGATCGAGGAAGGGCGTGCGGAAATGTCGGGGAAGGACTATCGCTCGATCATTGAGTCCCCGTATCGCTGGCGCGATTGGGCGGCCGACGCTGACGGCATCACCGGGCCCGACCTGCTGTCATTCCTCGTTGCCGAAATGACCGAACTGCCAGACGGCACGCGCGGTCCTGGTCTGTTTGCCTATCTGCGTGCTCTGCGCGGCGACAACGGCCGACGTGAACGGCGCGACGTGATTGCCACCGTCTTTCAGGGCTTCGCCAACCGGATGGAAAGCGGCTACCTGCTGCGCGACGTGGTTAACCTGATCGACGGCATCCATTTCGACTCCTCCGAAGAGGTACACACCCTCGGCCGCCTTTACGAGACGCTGCTGCGCGAGATGCGCGACGCGGCGGGGGACTCGGGCGAGTTCTACACGCCTCGGCCTGTCGTGCGCTTCATGGTCGAGGTGACGGATCCCAAACTCGGCGAGACCATCCTCGATCCGGCCTGTGGCACAGGCGGCTTTCTGACGGAAGCCTATTTGCACCTCGAACGCCAAGCCGACACAGTGGAAAAGCGTCGCGTGCTTCAGGACGAAAGCGTTCAGGGTGGCGAGGCCAAGTCGCTGCCGTTTCTGCTGTCGCAGTTGAATCTCCTCCTGCATGGTCTGCATGCCCCGCGCATCGACCCCGGCAACTCCTTGCGCTTCCGGCTGGCAGAGATCGGCGAGGATCAGCGGGTCAATGTCATCCTGACCAACCCGCCCTTCGGCGGCGAAGAAGAAGCGGGCACCCTCAACAACTTCCCCGAGGATCGGCGCACCGCCGAGACGGCGCTGCTGTTCCTGCAGCTGATCATGCGGCGGCTAAAGCGTGCCGGGCGCGGGCGCGCTGCGGTCGTTGTCCCGCATGGCACGCTGTTCGGTGACGGGATTTCGGCACGGATCAAGGCCGACCTGCTCGAAAAATTCAACCTGCACACCGTCGTTCGGCTGCGAGAAGGAGTGTTCGCGCCCTATACCGATATCCCGGCGAACCTGATCTTCTTTGACACCAGCGGCCCGACGAAGGACATCTGGTACTATGAGTTGCCCTTGCCCGAGGGCCGCAAGAAATACTCAAAGACGGCACCGATGGCCTACGAAGAGTTCGCAGGCTGCCTTGCCTGGTGGAACAACCGCGAGGAAAACGAGCGCGCCTGGAAGATTTCGGCCGCTGACCTGATCCAGCGCGATGCACAGGGTCGCGTCACGGCCTGCAACCTCGACATCAAAAATCCACATTCAGGCGAGGTCGCCGACCATCGTGCGCCAACAGAGATTGTCGACGCGATCATCGCGCAGGAAGAGCGGATTCTTGGTATAATGGACGAGATCAAGGCCACTCTGGCAGAGCGCCTGTGATGGCGCGAACGATCACCATCGACAGGTTCCTGACCAAGTCAGAGGACTGGGTCCCAGTCGCACCAGATGTGCAATATAAGCAGATCACTGCACGCCTTTGGGGAAAGGGTCTGACGCTTCGCGGCGAAGTACCGGGGGCGGCAATCGCAGCCCCGCGTCAGTTTTGTGCCAAGGCTGGTCAGTTTCTGATTTCTAGGATCGATGCCCGTCATGGCGCTTTTGGTGTCGTTCCGGTCGAGTTGGACGGGGCATTAGTCAGTAATGATTTCCCGTGCTTTGACATCGACGATTCAACTGTGCTGCCGCATTACTTCGAGTGGTATTCGCGCACTCCTGAGTTCGTCGACCTTTGTCGCCGAGCGAGCGAGGGGTCGACAAACCGCGTGCGCATGAAGGAAGAGAAATTCCTGAAAATGGTGGTGCCGCTCCCGTCTCTCGACGAGCAGCGCCGCATCGTCCAGCGACTCGACACAGTCGCGGCACTAGTGGACGAACGCCGTCGCGCCATCGAAGCCACCGAACGCGAAACGCAGGCCATGCTGTTGAAGGCCTTCCAGCGCGCTATCGACGGCGCCCCCCTGCGCCCCATGTCCGTAGTCGCCCCTTTGGTGCGCCGCCAGGTCGAGGTTGACCTTGATGGCGTCTATCCCGAGCTTGGTGTCCGCTCATTCGGTCGGGGAACGTTTCACAAACCGGACTTGGTTGGCGCGGAAGTAAGTTGGCAGAAGCCCTTCCTTGTTCAGGAAGGCGACCTAGTATTCAGCAATATCAAGGCTTGGGAGGGCGCGTTTGCTGTTGCTGGTCCCAACGATCATGGTCGGGTTGGGTCTCACCGATACCTGACATGCGTACCTGTTGATGGACTCGCCACAGCCGAATTCATTTGGTTTTACCTCCAGACCCATGAAGGCATCAGCAAAGTTCAAGCCGCATCCCCTGGCAGTGCAGACCGGAATCGCACTCTCGGCCAAAACGCACTGGAAGCAATCACAGTCCCTGCGCCACCATTCAACCATCAGCATTGGTTCAACAGCATCCAGACCAAGGCCCGAGAAGCTCGCGCCATCCGCGCCAGCACGGCAAATGACGTGGAGGCTCTGATCCCGGCCATGTTGCACGAGATTTTCAACGGAAAGGCTGCCGATTAAGTTCAGCCCCTTTTAGGTTCCGTTGACGACGCCCAATGGCCAAAGCTTAGTCTCAGGGTTAGGGGTCCGTTTCCCAGTTGGAAGATCGAAACGGATCAATCCATCCTTTCGATTGGCCGCAACGATCTTGTTCAGGTGTGTCGTCCGCACAGGAACCTGCTCCATGACCTCGCTGGCGAGCGTACTGAACGCAATTCCCGGACGTGCAGACACGGTGCGGAGCATCAGATCAGCAGCCCAGCCCATGTTCGCAGAGCATCCAACCCCATCACGACCGGTCTCGAAAGCGATAATTTGATCCTCTGGAAAGAGCTGCGATTGCCCGCTTTCCTCGGCCTGAATGGCATGTCGCGTGCGAACTGCCTCCTTCTCTACCTTTTCCTGAACCCTCCGGAAGACCTCCACACCAAATCCGCTATGTGTGCCCAGGATCAGACGCATCTTGATCCGATCCTCGCGCGGTTTTCGGATTGCCATATCTGTCAGATAGGTTGCGACCCTCGCTTCCTTCATCTTGGCTTTCAAAAGCCGCAAGATCTTCGTCTCGTTGGAAGCCTCGGGCAGCGCCTCGAACGCTGCTTTCCAAGCAGGGTCCGCAAGGAACCGCCCAACAGACTCTGCGACACCATCCCAACCGGCATGACGGTTCACTTCCTCGGCCATGAAGTTGAACAGGAACTCCCCATTCAATGCTCTTAGGAAATCAAAGACCTTGACGGATTCGACGTTCCAACCCGTGGGGTCGATGAACGTGAAGGTGAAGCCGTCGCGGCATTCACTTCGGATACCATCGAGATTGTCCTCAAAGGGACCGGAGAAAACCTTGATGTCAAACTCGGGTTTCTGCGCCGCGAACTGCGTAAGTTTTGCGACTGAGGCCGGGTTTCGTTCGCAGAACCGGAAACGCACCTTGAGGCCTGGCCGCCCCATTTCGAGCAATGACTTGCGCACTGTTTCAAGCGTCTCAATGGCTTGCGAGAAGGAAGCGTCAGAGTACATGTTCGTGTCTGACACGCGCCAAGGTCCGGCGAACGCGTCGACGAAATTGAACACCGGCGATCTGCCCTGAAAAAGCTTGTAGGCGGCAGACTCGAGGTATTTGTTAAGAAACAGGTGCTTGATGAATGACTGTTCGCGTCCTTGGTAGTTTTCGATCCGAGGCGGCATCAAGCATCCTCTGGCTGTAGAGCACGAATTATCGGTTCAGGGACGATCTGCCAAGGAAAGCCGTTCCACTCTTCGCCATCGAGCAGACGCCCCCCGGATTTTGGTCGCGCGCCGCCCCACTGTTTGAAAAAGAACGCTACATCGTCACGGTCGCAGGTGTCACGAAGCTCGCGAGCCCAAACTTCCTCCATGGGCCGCGCCCGGGGACCGCTTTCGCCTCCGACGATGGCCCACGCGATCCCTCGCAGATCGACATCGCCGATCGCCCCAAGCAGCGGTTCAAACGAGATGAAGCGGGCATCAGAGTTGATCTGTTTCAGATGTTCGATACGGCTGGTGTGTGCGGCGTTCTCAACCGAGACGCCTAGCCAGATGTGGCGTGGGACTGGCTCGCCGTCATACCGCGTCCGGATATAGTTGCGCATGAGCGAACTGCGCTTGGTCAGAACCTGATAGACATGCCAATCCGCGTGCTCCATGGCGTCGAACGCCTGGTCTATGTATGCGCGATCGATTTCCTTGTGGAAGAGGTCGCTCATCGAGTTCACGAAGATCATGCGCGGCTTTTTCCAAAGCGCTGGCTGTCGTAGCCTTGATGGCCACAGTTTCAGATCGAAGCCTTGTTCGTACGGATGCCCCGGAATCCCACGCCAGCGCTCCGCGAAACGCTCTGCGTAACAGTTGTCACATCCCGGACCAACTTTGGTGCAGCCCGTGACCGGGTTCCAAGTTGCGTCTGTCCACTCGATCTCCGACTTTTGCGCCAACTGCTCGCCTCATGCTTTTTCTATATCGTAGCACGAGGCTGACTCAGCACAAAGCGCGAACGGATACAGCGTCGTCATTTGGAAGATGGAGTGGATTCATGACCATCGCAGATCTACTGTTCGATCTCGGTTCCGTCCGGCATCCGGATGAACTTGCGAAACTATCGAGATGCACTGTTCCAAATAATGATGCCACGCCAATGCTTTAACGCTGATAACCGGAATGGCTGCGGTTAACAGGTCCGGAGAATAACGGCCCGGAGAGAACGCTTCCGGGCCTCATGTAACCGAAGCCGGTTAACAGCCCCACCCGCATAACCCTCGAAAACAACGGGAAATTCTGGCCACAGCCGGATCGGGAGAACGCTTTTGGGATGGCAAGTGGCGGAGACGAAGGGATTCGAACCCTCGAGACGGTTTCCCGCCTACTCCCTTAGCAGGGGAGCGCCTTCGACCACTCGGCCACATCTCCGCCGCGGGGTCTAGCAGCAATGACGCGCCAAGAACAAGCGGAAATTGCAGGCCGGTCCGATTGCCTTTTGTCCTGTCAGCCATGGTTTTCGCCTGAGGCATCCCGCTGCAGGATGGCTGGCGGATTGCCAGAATCGGCAGGATGAACTAGAACAAAGCATGAACATTTTGATCCGAAATTAGGTGTGTCGTGTATGGGTTTGCTTCGTATGCAGAAAACGCCGACAGGCGAGCCGCAGCAGCCGGCGCCGTCCCGGTCCACCTTGTCCGAGGCCTTTGCCGAAACCGCCGCGGATGCCGCTGCCTTGGGCTTTGCGCTGGCACGTCTGCCGCGCAGTCAGCGGCCTTTGCTCTGGGTGCAGGACCGTGTGTCGCGCAAGGAAAGCGGGTTTCCCAGCCTTGCGGGGGTCGGTGGCTTGCGTCCGATCATCATGGTCAATGTCACGCGCGCCGCCGATGTGCT